TTAAACGCCAGGGTTGCCCAAGCCGGGGTTGAAGTCCCAACCAGGCTCTATCCCATCATCGGTTGGCCTGGCGATGACCTTACCGGACGCCAGTATCTTCTGATATTCATACTTTGAAACCTGCCGCACATGGCACTTGCATTCATCGCTGTTGGGAGGGAAGTGCGCTCTCCACCATGGGTCATCGACGGGCAGCAGCACGCCATCCCACTGGGGATGGCAGGGCTCACGGCTAGGTCCAAGCTGATACAGCAAGTAGGGCATGGCCCGCTTAGAACGCTGGATACGCTGCCACTGGGCGGCCGCCCTCTCAACACGGATGTTCATCTCACTCTCCTACGTCGTGGGAGATATGAACAACCTGACCGATGACTTCGAAGGTGTGCTGCTCATGCTTTTTGATCGTCATTGGTGGGTAAATCGTGTTGTCGCTTATCAGCACCCAGGCGTCAGGTCGAACCTGCAAGCGCTTAACCCAGAGCTGGTCATCATTGCGTACCACGTAGATACGGCCATCAATTGGTCGGGTTCGGCCCAGGTGTACCACCAAGGTTGCTGAGTCGCTGATGGTGGGCTCCATGCTGTCGCCTTTACACCAAACAATTGCCAACTCATCCTCGTAAAAGCCACGTTTTCTCAACCACTTGCGGGGAAATGGCAGGTGTTGATATGGCTCCTGCTCCCCCTGGGATGATGCGCCATGACCTGCTGACACTTGCACCTGATAACCGGATATCAACGCGAACTCATCTTGGAGCGCATCAGAGAGAACGTAGCTCGCAGGCGCCTCTTGTACATCTGACTCCTCACCAACGAGCCACGCCATGCTGGTGTTGGCTGTAATCGCTATCTTGTTGAGTCTGTCGATCGTGGGATAGCTGACACCTCGTAGATATCCACGCAACGTAGCCTCAGAAAGCCCACACCTGCGTGAAAAACTATGGACAGACTCGTCTCCGATCACCTCCCTCAGCCGCTCTCTGAATAGAATTATTCGAGAGTCTTCGAAAATTCCTTGAGGATTTTTCTCATCAACTTGGGATTTTTCCTCGTAAGTGTCTGATTTCATTTTGAATATCACTCATTAATTATCTTCGCATTGCTTTGCAGAAAAATTCGCAACGAACTTGCTTTGCGAATTTTTCTGATCAATGATGTGTTACACGTCCATGTAGCGCTAGAAAGTTGCGCGATGGTGTAGTTTTCTGAGGGTATCAAAATGATCAACGGCAATACAGACTGGCATAGCGCTGATGTGAAATGCGCTCTGGCAAAAGCAGGTACAAATCTGGCGAAGTTGGCCAGAGAGCACGACCTTGCACCTTCCACTCTCCGAAATGTCTTCCGCTTTAGATGCCCGAAATACGAGCGCATTGTCGCTTCGGCTATAGGCACTACCCCTGACCAAATCTGGCCATCCCGTTACGAAAGCAAGTGCGCGTAAAGGAGAGCGCTATGGAATGGGTAACTGCAAAAGACTGCGTTGGCATATCCGTGATGCCTACCGACGTCCACAAATCAAGAGCCAAGCTGGATCGACTTTGTGCCGGTGAGCCGGACAAGAAGCGCAAGAAGACTGGATCCAAGGCATTCGAATACCACATCAGCATCTTGCCGCCGGTTGTCCAAGCCGCTCTGCTGCGCAAGGCGGGCAAGGTCAAAGTCGGCGGCATGACGCTGGATCTGCCTAAGCCCCAGGCGCCGCGCTACTGCAAAGAGCAGCTCTGGGCCAACTGGAGCAAGGCCAACGACAAGGCGCACGCCAAGGCCAAGGACCGCCTGAAAGCGGTGCAAGCTGTGCATGCCCTGGTGGCGAACGGCAGCACCCTGATGGAGGCCTACCAGCATATCTCTGCCGAGTTCGCCATCGCCCTGCCGACCCTGCGCCGCTACTGCGCCGCCGTGAAGGGGTTTGATGACTGTGACTGGCTGGCCGTGCTGGTGCCCAAGCAGCAGCAAGCCGCCACCGAAAGTCGCGCCGCCCGTCTGGCCCCCGTCAGCGATCAAGCCTGGGAGTTCTTCAAGGCCGACTACCTGCGCCGCGAGCAGCCTAACGCCTCGGTCTGTTATGAGCGGTTGAAGCTGGCCGCCCGCGATCAAGCCTGGGCCGTGCCCAGCCTGAGCAGCCTGATGCGCCGCCTGGAGCTGGAAGTGCCCAAGCCCCAGCAGGTGATGTTGCGCCAGGGCGAGCACGCGCTGATGCAGCTCTACCCGCCGCAGGAGCGCACCATCGAAGGGTTGGATGCCATGGAGTGGATCAACGGCGACGGCTACCTGCACAACGTCTTCGTGCGCTGGTTCAATGGCGAGGTGATCCGCCCCAAGACCTGGTTCTGGCAGGACATCTACAGCCGCAAGATCGTGGGCTGGCGCACCGACATCAGCGAGAACACCGACAGCATCCGCCTGTCACTGATGGACGTCTGCAGCCAATACGGCATCCCGCGCGAGATCACCATCGATAACACCCGCGCCGCCGCCAACAAATGGATGACCGGGGGCGTGCCGAACCGCTACCGCTTCAAGGTCAAGCCAGACGATCCGCTCGGCCTTATCCCGCAGCTGGGCATCAAGCTGCACTGGTCCAGCGTGCTGCTGGGCAAGGGCCACGGTCAGGCCAAGCCGATCGAGCGTGCTTTCGGCAAGGGTGGTTTGGAGCAATACATCGATATCGCCCCCGGTTTGGATGGTTGCTACACCGGCCCCAATCCCATGGCTAAGCCGGATAATTATGGTGAACGGGTGGCTAATGCAGAGGACTTTCTGCGCATGGTTGCCGAGGGTGTGGCGATGTACAACGCCAAGCTGGGCCGTCAGACCGAAGCCTGCCGGGGCGTCATGAGCTTTGACCAGGCCTTTGCCCAGAGCTATGCCCAGGCCACCGTGCGCAAGGCCAGCCGCGAGCAACTGATGATGATGATGTTGCAGGCCGAAGCCACCCGCGTCAGCCAGCACGGCACCATCCGGCTTGAAGCCGGCGGCGCCATCGCCAGTCGCAACAACCGCTATTACCACCCCGATCTGGCCCTGTACGCCGGGCAAAAAGTGGTGGCCAAGTTCGACCCCCAGCGCCTGCACGAGGCGGTGATCGTCACCACCTTGCATGGCCAGACCATCTGCGAAGCGGAGTGCCAGGACAAAGTCGCCTTTGGTGACACCCAGCAGGCCCGCGAGCACAAGCGCAAGCGCACCCAGTTCGTCAAGGCCAACAAGGCCGCCGCACTGGCCCAGCAAGGGATGTCTGCCCTCGAAGCCGCCGCCCTGCTGCCCAGCATCAGCGACGAGCCCGCCCCCGAAACCAAGGTGGTGGAGATGGTGCGCCCGGTGGCGCTCGGCAATGCCGCCCTGGCGGTGCAGCCAGCGCCGCTGGTCGCCAACCAACCCCAGACCGAACCCGCCCCAGTCGTCGACTACGAGGCTCGCTATATCGCAGCCAACGAGCTGGCCCTGGCCACGTTGAAGAAAAGCCGGATTTAACCGGCGTTTACCCAAGAAAAAAGCGGCCTGTGGGGCCGCCTGAAAGGAGATTTACATGTCAAACGTAGTCACTTTAGACCAGAACAGCAACACCGGCAGCGACGTGCTCGCCCGGGTCAAAGCCCTGCTTGAGCAGAGCACCGTCACCCAGGCGCAGATCGCCAAAGAGATCGGCGTCTCCGGCTCGACCGTCAACCAGCTGCTCAATGGCAACTACAAGGCGGACCCGACCGCCATGGTGCAGAAGCTGGCCAACTGGCTGACCGCCCGCGACCAGCGGGCCGATGCCCCCCGCGATCCCGGCTTTGTGATGACCGAAACCGCCAAGCAGATCATGGCCGACATGGGCTATGCGCTGACCACCCAGAGCATCGTCATCATTCACGGCATATCTGGCGTGGGAAAAACGACCGCCCTGCGCGAGTTCCAGCGCAATAACAACAACGTCTGGGTGATCACCACCAGTCCGAGCCGCGCCACCATGACCGAATGCCTCTACGAGCTGGCCATGGAGCTGGGGATGGAGAACGCCCCGCGTCTGCGTGGCCCGCTGGCCCGCGCCCTGCGCCGTCGCCTGCGCAACACCAAGGGCTTGATCGTGGTGGACGAAGCGGACCACGTAGACCGCCCCACCCTGGAAGAGCTGCGCATCCTGGCCGAGGAGGTCGAGGTGGGCCTGGTGCTGGTCGGCAACAGCCGGGTTTACACCCAGCTGACCGGCGGCCCGCGCAGCGAGGACTTTGCCCGCCTGTTCTCCCGCATCGCCATGAAACGCGCCCTGACCAAGGCCAAGAAGGCCGATGTGCTCGCCTTTGCCAGCGCCTGGAACATCACCGGAGCCGCCGAGCTGGATCTGCTGCTGCGCATCAGCGAGCGCCCGGGGGCCCTGCGCCTGGTCAGCAAGAACCTGAAGCTGGCGGTGATGTACTCGGGCGGCGAACCGCTGACCGAGCAGATCCTGCTGCACACCTTCAACAAGCTGGAGGGGGAGTGATGGCCCTTGGACCCAATACAGACGCCGAAATCAGACGGCGCCTTGCAAAGGAGTTCGGCAACCCCGTCCCGTGGACTGGTCGATTCACCCACATCCACCTGCTGAGCGGCATCAAGGGACGCGAGGTGAGCCGCAGTGATGGCGAGGTGGTGATCGAGAACGAGAAAGGCCTGGCGCAAGCCTATGACCAAGACCAGCTGCACCTGTTCTGGGCGCCGCTGAACCGTGATTCACAAGGAGAAAAGGCATGAACATTCGCACCAACAGCATCGGCGTCATCGCCCAGCGCGTCATCGCCACCCTGCGCAAGAGCGGCTGCCAGGTGCTGGCCGTCAAGGCTGCCCAGGTCCGCCCCATGATCGAGATCGCTTACCCCACCGACGAGCTGAAACGGGACGCGCTCGAACTGAAAGAGCAGGTCAACGGGCTGCGTCGCCGCGCCTATGCCGCCCGCCTCGGTGGCTGCATCGTCCACTGGCACGAAGACCTGCCGCAAGACGACTTCGAACTGACCGGCAACATGACCGCCGTCGAGTACCTGCACCACCGCGCCGCCGGCTTCCCGGCTTAACAGGAGAACACAGCAATGACCAACCAAACCGACACCTTGCACCGTAACGCCCAGGGCCACCTGGTACCGGAAAGCCTGATCAAGACCATCGACCTGCTGCGCGATGGCGTGGTGCGTAAGCAAGTGGCCGCCGCGCAGGCGCTGCAACTGCAGATGGCCGCTGCCAAGGTACAGATGCAGCGGGAGCTGGAAGACTATCTGGACCTCAGCGCCCAGGAATACGGCGTCACCTACGGCGGTGCCAAGGGAAACATCACCCTGACCAGCTATGACGGCTCCATGAAGGTCGAGCGGGCCATCGGCGAGCACCGGATTTTTGATGAAAGGATCCAGGCTGCCAAGGCGCAAATCGACGCCTGCATCGGACGCTGGTCAGAGGGCGCCAGCGCCAATCTGGTGGCCATGGTTGACCATGCCTTTCGGGTCAACAAGCAGGGCCGTATCGATGTCAACCAGGTGCTGAGCCTGCGCAATCTGGCTATCGAAGATGACGAGTGGAAGGCCGCGATGGATGCCATCGCCGACGCCATCACCACCGTCAGCAAGAAGGAATATATCCGCCTGTACCAGCGCGAGCCGTCTGGCAAGTACGTGGCGATCAACCTCGACTGGGCAAAACTGTGAGGCCCGCCATGAAGAACCTGACCCCCGAAGTGATCAAGCAGTTGGCGCTGGCCCAACTGCTGGCAGACCAGAGCGAAGACCAGGGCACCGAGTTTGAAGATGGCACCTACGAGCAAGGAGTGCGGGATGCCCTGGGCTGGATGTGCGGGCTGCTCGACAACCCGCCCTACAACCCCGACGAGTGGCCCGTCACCGAACAAGAGCTGGCCATCATGACCGAAGGCCTGGGGCTTATCGGGATAGACGATGGAGTTTGAAACCCGCTATGGCCCGCTGTACGTCACCCGCCACGCCTTCCAGCGTTGGGTGCAACGTACCGGCCGCAGCGAACTGGAGATGCTGGGCGCCCTGTCACGGGCATGGCGTCCAAGCAAACGCCAGCTGCGGCGGATCCGGCAGCGCGAGGCGGGATGGAGCCCGCGCCGGATCCTCGAATGTGACCATGCCTACTTCATCTTGAAGAACGGCTCAATCGTCACCGTTTACGACAAGCACTGAACCGCATTTAAACAGGAGCAACACCATGAGTAATCCGGCTTTGAAGGGCGACGAGATCGCCCGTAACCCGAATGGTTACATAGCAATGGCCACCCGCGCCGCCGAACTGGAGCGCGAGGGCCGCTATATCCCCGCCCTGGATCTGTGGGTGATGGCCAAGAAGGCTGCCAAGAACGTCATCAACCAGCACTGGGCCTAGGCCCGCGTCGACCTGTGCATGACCTGCATCCACCGTTTCGGCAAGCGGGAGGCGTGATGAGCGACAAACGCATTCTGGCCAAGATCAAGAAACTGATGGCCATGGTGGAGCGCGGCAACCCGCACGAATCCGCCAACGCGATGAAGAAGGTGCAGGCGCTGATGGCCGAACATCAGCTCTCCAGCGAAGACGTCGCCCTGAGCGGCATCGACGCCAGCAAGGTGAAGGCCGCCAACAACAGCGAGCGCCAGCCGAAATGGAGTCTCTTGCTGGTCAGTCTGGTGCGCCAAGCGTTCGGGGTCGAGGCGATCATGTGCCATGAGATGGCATGGGGGCGCAACACCGCCGAGGTGATGTTCATCGGCCCGGCTGAGCGGGTGGAGATCTCCGGCTACGTCTACACCGTGCTGGCTCGCCAGCTCAAGGCCGCCCGGGCCGAGTACATCAGCAGCCTGAGCAAGCGCATGAAGACCAGCACAAAAACGGCTCGCGCCGATCTGTTCTGCGAGGGCTGGTGCAACGGGGTGTATCACAAGATCTCCGCCCTGGTGCCGAGCGAACAGGAGAACCAGCTGGTTGCCCAGTACATCGAGAAGCATCACCCGAACCTGAGCGCCGTTGAGTCCCGCGCCGCCAAGGCGACCAAGCGCGATCAGTCCGCCTCGTTGCATGGCTGGATTGCTGCGAAGCAGGTGGAGCTGAATGCCGGTGTCGGCGGCCAGGAGCAAGCCAAGTTGGGGGCAGCATGAACGGTGAAGCCGCCTTCTGGATCCTGGTCAACGTGATGGCCCTGTTCTATGGGGCCTTCGTCGCCGGTCTGTTCACCGGCCTGTTCCTTGTCAACTGTGGAGCCTGAGATGAACAACGTGAAATACCTGCTCAACACCAGCGTGGACGATGGCAAAAGCACCCTGGAGTGCCAACTGCGGAGCAACCCGCAGCAGGCCCTTGACGATGCACAACTGGCCATCGACTTCATCAACCAGTACGGACAAGCCGCGAAGCACCGTTCCCGCCTGGCCATGCTGGCCACCATCGTCAACAAGGCGCGTAAGTTGATACCAGGAGGTCGCGGAAATGGAACTAAGTGAACTGCAAGCGAGCAAAACCCCTGTGTTTATGCGTCTTGGTCAGTCCCCTTACTTCGATATGGTGCTGATTGAGGAAGTCAGGGGGGAGCATGTGTTAATACGCATAGCGGATCGCTATGTGCAAAGTAATGGAGCTCCCATTTTTTACCGCGCCACCTTGATGAATAAGTGCCACATCAAAGAGATAAGGACGATTGAGTTTCACTAAGCGAAACGGGGGCCTTCCCCCGTCTGCCTGGCGTGGTTGCCAGGCACTGATGAGCAGCCGACCGGGCCCGGTCATAACCCACTCCTGAAACCAGTGAGGACGCTATGACCCGAGAAGTGCTGAACAACCTGTTAAACCGGCTCTATGGCGAGATGGCCATCGCGCTGGATTGGAAAGCGAAGCTGGTGCTGCAGCGCCGGTTTGTTGCCCTGTCACGGGGCGCGAGAAAGTACCACGCCAACGATCTGGCCGGTGATGCCCTGCGCGGCGCCGAACAGTTGCTGGCAGAGCTGGAGGCCGACCGCCTGCAGTGGAATGGCAAGGGGGCCGTATGCACGGTGAATACACGCCACTGATGAAACCCGGCTTGCTGGCCAAGCGGCTGGCCTCTGGCAAAGCCAGGATGGATCCCGAGATGGGCCTGGAAAAGCTGTGTACCGGCTGCAACGAATACTGGCCGCAAGACACGGCCTTCTGGTCAGTGTGGAACAGCGCCAGATCCTGCGATGGGCTGCAGCACTACTGCAAGGCCTGCGAGGGGGAGATCGCCGTCAAGCGTTGGAAGGAGAAAGCAGCATGAAGCTGACCGCCTACCAACGCCGTCAGGTGGATTACGTCAAGGCCAATATGCCCGGCATGGTCACCCGCCAGCACAAGGGGATGAACCGGGCCGCCGTGAAGGCGGCCAAGGCCGAAGACGAACAGAAGGCGATGGCCTGGCTTGATCGCACCGTGCCCCGCTGGCGAGAAGGCAAGCCGCCCAAGACCAACAAGATTTATGTCGCTGCGCTCTCGGTGAGCGATGCGGATGAGGAGCAAGACGATGAACGGGATTAACTATCAGAATCTGGCCAACAGGGTCAGCAAAATACAGGATTGGCGCTTCATGCCGACCACCGAGATCGCCAAGATATTGGGCATTCCATCGCGCTCATTGCAGATCTCGATGATCCACATGCAGGCCATCGGCCTGCTGCCAGCCAAGAGCCCGGTGCAGGGGCCGGCTTATCGCAACTATCAGCGAGTGCTGCGTTACCTTGAATCGCATCCTGGACAAGTCAACCTGACCGTGATGGCTGAAGAGATCACCGGTTATCTCTGTAGCGGCGCCAACCTCAAGTGCTTCCGCAATGCGCTTGCTCAAGCCAAGGCCGAGGGTCTGCCGCTGGACTATGACCGAATTGAGGATGTACCCCGTCCACGCTCTACCCAGCCGGTCGAGCGGAAATCCAAGGTGACGGACAGCAAGCCCCGTTTCGTCGACTGGGAACAGGTTGACCCTGAGCATCGTCAGCGGTTCGTTTCCCTGCACCAGTTTGTTGGAGGCCGCCATGCAGCCTGATGCCAAGCGTCTGCTTACCCTGGTGCAAGTTGGTCGCCGCGAATTGAGCCTGGATGATGAGGACTATCGCGCCCTGCTGGAATCGGTCACCGGATCCCGCTCGGCCAAGGAGCTCAAGGCCGCACAGCTGGAGGCCGTGGTCACCGCCATGAAGGGGCTGGGGTTCAAGGTGAAGGGCAACACGACTGGCCGCCGTTCGCCGCCCAGCGCCTCCCATGTGCAGGCCCCCGAGGTGCGCAAGCTGCGGGCTATCTGGATCACCATGAACAATGACGGCCTGCTGCACGACGGATCTGAGGATGCCCTGGGCAGCTTTATCCGCCGGATGACGGCCAATGCCAACGGCGGCGTGGGCATCAACCGGGCGGAATGGCTCACCTCCATCCAGGCAGAGCGGGTGTTGGAGGCGCTGAAAAAGTGGCACATTCGCCTGATGACCGATGCCATATTGAACCGTGGTGATATCATGCCGGAGAGCAGCTCCCACCGGGTCGATGCCCAACCCGGCTATGACCTGGTGAGGAAGGTGTATGAAACACCAGGCTGGCGAGCAGGCGGCCAGATGGTGATCGATGGCAGCATGCCGGTGAACGGGTTACAGCAGAAGGAGAGTTGAGGTGGCAAAGATAAACGGCTTCGGCATGGCGGTGTTGGGGGTGATTGCGTTGGTTGGCAGCGGTGTTGCCTATCTGGCCATGCCCGCCAAGCAGCAGGTCGATATCAGCATTCAGGGTGTCAATGATGGCGTTGATCGCACTGAACAGGTGAAAGCCAACTTCACAGAACTGGCCGCCCATTGCCCCGCCGTTATCAAGGCCAAGTCCGTGGTGGTACAACATGAACAAGGTGAAGCTTTGTTTTGGCGCAACGAGAAGCTTGGCTGGCAGAGCGACTTCTACTTTCAAGTCGTCGACCGCCGGGGAGAAACCCACCACTTCTATCTCCGTGAAGATGTCCCGCGTGAGTTAATGGTCTTTGCCAAGCAGGTCAGCTTGGACTGGTGTGGTATCGACGCGATGATGAAGGACTACTATCTGGTCACTCTATAGCCTGCCCCTTGGGAGCCCCGACCCAGGAGGTTATGATCTCAACACCCAGCCATGCTGGGTGTTGTTTTATCCGGGAGGGAGCGGCCATGAGCAATCGCGAAGAGCAGATCGAAATGTTTGGTGAAGCTGTGGGCAAGAACGAGGTGGGTCATCATCTTGACCGCCTGCTTAATGAAGATGCCGAGGCCGCCTGGCCGGAAACCCTGAGGGATCTCTACACCCTGATCGACCGCACTATCGAGCAGCACCGGGATGATGAATCCCTGTCGGTGATCCTGCTGTCGGCCATCGCCACCACCTTTGGTGGCGCCCGCTTCTATCTTCCCAAGGGCAAGAGCATCGAAGTGATGGTGCGCAGCATGATGGTCTGGAAGGCCTTCACCGGCAACAACACCTACGAGCTATCGCGCCAGTTCAAGGTATCGATGCGGGAGATCCAATATATCCTGGCCAGAATGCGCAAACTCGAAAACCGAGCCCGCCAGCGCGATCTGTTTGCCGGAACGGAACAAGCCGTCCCGTCATTAATCAAAAGGCATGGGCGCTTATATTAATTTGACGTTCGTGAAATTCACGGCAATATGACCCGCATATCACCACGCACCATATTGAAATAGACAAAGGGCCCCTTGGCCCTTTGTTATTTCATGGCGAAACCCGTCGCTCTCAACCATTCCAGCCTCCACCGCACACTCGACATATTAACCGTGAGGTGGATATGTCGAACGTCATCCAATTTACTCAGCCATATAGCCTGGCATTCCAGCATGCGATCCATTTCGTGCTGGATAAAGAAGGCGCCTTTCGCCCAGACATGGGCTATGTCAACGACCCCAAAGACCGGGGCGGTGAGACCAAGGCCGGCATCAGCAAGCGCGCCTACCCCAACGAAGACATCAAGAACCTGACCCTCGACCGGACCATCTTCCTCTATCACCGCGACTACTGGCGTCAGGCCTATTGCGCCGAGCTACCCGCCGGAGTGTCGCTGGCCGTCTTTGATGGGGCCGTCCAGCATGGCTGGCTCAGCTCGGTCAAGATGCTGCAGGAAGTCATGGGCGTTAAGGATGACGGCATCATCGGCCCCAAGACCAAGGCTGCCATCGCCAGCATGGATCCCGAGTGGGTGCTGGCCCGTCTGCTGCTGCGCCGCGCCCGCTTCTATGGCCGCATCCTTATCAAGAACCCTTCCCAAGGCCGCTTCTTCGAAGGTTGGCACAACCGGCTGGCGCACCTGTCAGATGCCTGCTGGCAGGTGGTCGAAGGCAGTTCCAACCCTGACTATCGCAAGGTGGCCTGACATGGGCCGCAACTGGCAATGGAGTTTCGACCATGGCCGCGAGCAGCGGCTGAAGCTGGAGCGCGAGGCCGCCGAGCAGGGCATTGCCGAATGCGATGTCGATCGCGCCGTGCCGTTCCATAGCCATGACGGCACCATGCAATCCCAGTTCGCCAAGGGCTGGCGCTCGGTCACCCCTGCCGAGGTGTATGAGTCCCGCAACAAGCACCGTTTCAAGATCCTCACCACCGGCAACAGCAAGGTGGCCGAACACTGCGCCCGGCTGCGTGCGCTGTTCGCTGACCCCGCCAATAAGGAATCCCCATGCTCCCGTTAATCCCCGCCCTGGCCGCGCTCGCGGTGCAGCAGGGCCCCGCCTTGATCCGTGGGATCGCCGGCATGTTTGGCGGCAGCGCCACTGCCAACAAGGTAGCCGATATGGTCGAGCAGGTATCAGGCATCAACCTGACTGCCGCCCAGCAGCAGGCCAGCATCGAAGAGCAACTCGGCCGCATCACCGATCCGGTCGTGCTGCTGGAGCTGGATAAGCTCAGGGCCGAGATGGAGAAGGAACAGACCCGCCGCATGGAGCTGCAACTGGCCGACAAGCAGAACGAGCAGCACGAGACCCAGGAGACCATCCGCAGCGGCGACGGCGCCACCGATACCTATGTGCGCAACACCCGGCCGCTGATGGCCCGCCAGTCCTGGTATGTCACTGCGCTCTATGTGCTGGCGTTCGAGGGGCTCAAGGTCGCGGGCCTCGGCGATGGCGCCGATCTCGGCATGGTCGCCATGCTCAGCACCCCCGCCTGGGCCTATCTCGGCCTGCGCACCCTGGACGGCTTCGCTCCGCATCCCAAGAGCAGCGGCCAGAAGGTGCAATCCGCCGTGACCGGCGCCGTCTCCAAACTGCTGACGAGGCGCTGATGACCGACCTGTTTGACCGTGCCCAGAAAAACGAGCAAGAGACCCGCGACCGCGATCTGGCCAACCAGCTCGCCAAGCGCCGTACCGAAACCCCAGACCAGGACGCCGCCGGCAACCGCTTCTGCCTGAACTGTGGGGAACAGATTGCCAGTGAGCGGCTGGAGGCTGCGCCAGACGCCGTGCGCTGCGTCCCCTGCCAAAGCTGGTGCGAGCGCGAGGGGAGGCATCGCCATGGAGTTTGACTGGATCCCGAAGTGGTGGGGCGTTATCACCACCGGGGTGGCGATTCTGGCCACCGTCGTCATGTTGTGGCTGAGCAAGACCTTTGCCCGCCGCGAAGAACTGAAAGAAGTGAGCACTGCCATGGACGAGCTGACCACCCGCGTTACCAGCCTCGAAAGTCGCGTCGACAACCTGCCGACCCAGGAGCAGTTCTATGAGCTGGGCATTCAGCTCGAAGGGTTACGGGGGGACATCAAGGCCCTCACCGCCCAGCTCAAGCCCACCAATCACCAGATCAACCTGCTGCTCGAACAGCGTTTAAACGAGAAATAAACGGGGGTTATATGACGTCGATGAGAGAATTTGTGGTGTCGGATCAGCGCCTGCTGATCCTGCGCAGCTTGCGGGAAATGGCCGGCTACTCGGCCAACGAATCGATCCTGGATTCGTGCCTGGAAGAGTATGGCCACAGCTGCAGCCGCGATGTGGTGCGCAACCACATCCGCTGGCTGGAGGAGCAGGGCCTGCTGACGGTGGATGAGGTTGGCAAGACCCTGGTGGCCAAGCTGACCGGCCGGGGTGACGACGTGGCCACTGGCCAAGCCGTGGTGGATGGCGTCAAGAAACCGCGTCCGGTGTGACCATGAGGGAGCTGCTGATGAAAATGAAACGCGCCCTGGTGGGGCTGATGCTGGGTGGCCTGATCGCCATGATCAGAGACTGGCCAGATGGGGTAACCCTGGCTGCAACGCCAATCGATAAGGCGATCCGCCAGGTGAAACGCGCCAGCCGCTACCGCCCCGCCTTCAACGGTGGACTGCCGTCCGTCAAGCAAGCGCAGCGTCAGGCCAAGGAAAAGCGGGCTGGTCGTCGTGCCCGTCGACTGGGCCACGCATGAAAGCCCGCCTTCTGGATATCGCCGCCATGATGGCCGTGGGCTACCTGCTTGCCCTGCCCATCGTCGGCGATCCAGTCCATGCGCTCTGGGGCTGCACAGCCCCGCTCGTTGACAAGCTGCTGGGGTAACCATGAGCACCAAGACCAAAAACACCAAGAGCAAGATCCAGCAGCTGCCAGCCGATATCCGCAGCCAGTTGGCAGCCATGCTGCGCTCTGGCGACATGTCACAGAAAGCCATTCTGGCCGAGGTCAATCAGTTGATCCTGGAAGCCGGCCTGCCGCCGGAAGAGCAGATCAGCCGCACCGGATTGAACCGTTATTCGAAACAGGTAGAGGCCGCAGGCAGTCGCATCGCCAAGGCGAGAGAAATGGCCGAAGTGCTGACGTCAAAACTAGGGGATGCCCCAACCAGTCAGATCGGCAACCTGATGGCCGAGAACATGAAGACCATGGCATGGGAAACCTCCATGGCGTTGATGGAGGCCACAGAAGACGGCGAGATGATCGACATCAAGCAGTTCAACCAGTTGGCCCTTGCCTATCAGCGCATCTCTCAATCTTCCATCCTGAACCAGAAACTTGAGAAAGAGATCCGCGCCGCGTTCGCCGCCGAAGCCGCCACCGCTGCCGAGAAGATTGTGACCCAGGCCGGGGTATCTGCAGAGACGGCCGCCGACATCCGAAACAAGATCCTGGGGATTGCGTGATGAACTATCTAGAAATGCTTGGTATGGCGCTGCTTAAGCCAGTTAACCCACTCTGCCTGATCCCTCCTTTTGCAGTGGCTTTGGCGATGACGTTGCTTGTGGCATGGGGGGAGCTTTCATGAATCACCTCACTGCCGCAGAAAACACCCTGCGTAATCAATCCGCGGCCGCCATTATTGGCGGCCAGTTCGATCCAAACGAGGTGCTGCTGCCCTATCAGAAGCGCTGGATTGCCGACAACTCGCCGCTCAAGATCGCCGAGAAGAGCCGGCGAACCGGCCTCACCTGGGCAGAGGCGGCAGATGCCGCGCTCAATGGCTCCATGTCAGCCAGTGCCGGCGGCTGCGATACCTTCTATGTCGGCACCACCAAAGACATGGCCCGCGAGTTTATCGACGCCTGCGCCATGTGGGCCCGCGCCTACAACTGCGCCGCCAGCGAAGTGGGCGAAGAGGCGCTGGAGAACGAAGACAAAGACATCCTGGTCTATGTCATCAACTTCGCCAGCGGCTTCAAGATCAAGGCGCTCAGCTCGAACCCCAGCAACTTGCGGGGGATGCAGGGCAACGTGGTGATCGACGAAGGCGCCTTCCACAAAGACCTGGCCGCCATCCTCAAGGCCGCACTAGCACTGACCATGTGGGGCAGCAAGGTGCGCATCATCTCGACCCACAACGGCATCGAGAACCTGTTCAACACCCTGATCACGGATAGCCGCGCCGGCAAGAAGCGGTTCAGCGTGCACCGCATCGACATCGAGACGGCCATCAATGAGGGGCTCTATCAGCGCATCTGCCAGGTCACCAAGAAGGAGTGGACCCAGGCGCTGCAGGACGAATGGCTGCGCAACCTGCTGCGCGATACCGCCACCGAAGAAGACGCCCGAGAGGAATACTACTGCGAGCCCAAGAGCGGCGGCGGTGCCTACCTGCCCCGTGGCCTGCGCGAGCGGGCCTGCCGGGTTGAGGGGCCGGTGCTGCGCTTCACCGGCTCGGCCGCCTTCAACAGTGCCAGCGAATCGGAGCGCAACGCCGAGATGAAGGAGTGGCTGGAGGCCGACGTATTCCCCGAGCTGATGAAGCTGGATCGCGCTTATCGCCACGCCCTGGGCGAAGACTTCGCCCGCTCGGGTGACCTGACGGTGTTCGCCCCGATCCAGGTGCTGCCGGATACCCGCCGCCGGGTGCCCTTCACCGTCGAGCTGAAGAACACCCCGTTCAAGCAGCAGGAGCAGGCGCTCTATTTCATCTGCGATCGGCTGCCGCGCCGGGATGGGATCTGGCTAGATGCCCGTGGCAATGGTCAGTACCTGGCCGAGCAGGCCGCCTACCGCTACGGCCAAGAGGTGGTGCAGGTGATGCTGTCGGTCGGTTTCTACCGCGAGAACATGCCGCGCTTCAAGGCGGCCTTTGAAGATGACGAGCTGGCGCTGCCTAAGCACGAAGACATCATCACCGACTTGGGGCAGATCCAGATCTACCGAGGCACCCCCGGCATTGACGACAACCGCACCCAGGGCAGTGATGGCAACAAGCGCCACGGCGACTCGGCGGTCGCCATCTTCCTGGCCTATCTGGCCAGCCGGGCCGAGAGCCATGTTTACGAACTGCACCGCATCGCCAAGGTGGGTGCGGCCCAGAAAGACAACGATGGCCAGCGGCAGATGAACCTGACCCGTGGCCTGCGTAACGGAGGCGGATTACTGTGACCACCATTCTCGATGCACGGGGCAACCCCATCAAACCCGACAAGCCGGCGCTGAGTGAAGATATCGCGCTGGCCCACACCACCAGCGTGCGCAACCCGCGCCCCAACAGCGTGGCCAGCACCATCACCCCCCAGCGTCTGGGGGGCCTGCTGCGCTCGGTGGTTGATGGCAACAACCCCCAGGATTACATGACCCTGGCCGAAGAGATCGAAGAGCGGGATCTGCACTACGCATCCGTATTGCGCACCCGCAAGCTGGCAGTGGCCGCGCTGCCGCCCAGTGTCGAGGCCGCCAGTGAGGATGCCTTTGACAAAAAGCTGGCCGACGAAGTGCGCCTGCTGATGGAGAGCGACCAGATCCCCGAGCTGTTCTTCGACCTGCTCGATGGCCTGGGCAAGGGCATGGGGGTGTGCCAGATCCTGTGGGATACCACCGTCACCCCCTGGGTGCCCAAGGATTACAAATGGGTCGACCCCCGCTATCTGCGGCCGGATGCCGAGACCCTGAGCGAGATCCTGCTTATCAGTGACGACGCCCCCCAGGGCAAGGCGCTGGAGCCCTACAAGTTCATCATTCACCTGCCGCGCACCAAGAGCGGCAGCATCTGGCGCAACGGCCTGACCCGCCTGTGCGCCGTGATGTACATGCTGAAAAGCTTCACGGTGCGGGACTGGTGGGCATTCGCCGAAGTGTTCGGCATCCCCATCCGGGTAGGCAAGTACGGCCCCAACGCCACCACTGATCAGATCGCCACCCTCAAGAACGCCATCGCCACCATCGCCAGCGACGCCGGCGCGGTGATCCCCGACAGCATGATGGTCGAGCTGGTTGAGACGGCGAAGGGGAACGGCGGCGATACCCTGTTCGAGAACATGGCCCGCTGGGCAGACGAGCAGACCAGCAAGGCGGTGCTGGGCCAGACCATGACCACCGACGATGGCAGCAGCCGCGCCCAGGCCACGGTGCACAACGAAGTGCGCCTGGACATCGCCAAGTGGGATGCCCGCCAGCTCGAAGCCACCATCAACGAGTACCTGGTCAAGCCGTTCATCGTGCTGAACTGGGGCGTGCAGAAGGTCTATCCCCGCGTCTGCATCCGGGTACCTGAGCCGGAAGACCTCAAGCTGCTGGTCGACAGCCTGATGCCGCTGATCGATCGCGGCATGAAGGTGAGCGAGAGCGCGATGCAAGAGAAGTTCGGGCTGGCAGCGCCCAAACCTGAAGAGACTACCCTGCAGCCGCTGAGCGCCATGCAGCTGCCGGCCATGCAGCCGCTGGCCATGAATCGTCAGCAACCCCAGCGCCTGGCCATCAACCGGATCCAGCAGCCGAGCGAGCAGGCCATCGAGCAGCTGACCGACGAGGCGATGAGCGACTGGGTCGAGGTGGGCGGTGAGGACTTCATGAACCCGCTCATCGAGCTGGCCAAGACCGCGACCAGTTTTGAGGAGTTCAACGCGGGCCTGCTGACCCTGCAGGAGACCCTGGGCGCCGACACCTTCACCCCGCAAATGGCCGATTACCTGTTCAGGATGCGCGGCATGGGGGATGCGCAAGATGCCTGAACCCAAGACCACCGACTTTCCGCCCCAGGCGGCGCTGGACTGGTTCAAGGCCAAGGGCATTCAGCCCGGGTTCGACTACCGGGATGTGTGGCTGGATGAGCAGGCCAACGCCTTCACCGTGGCCAAGATGCTGAACGCCGATCTGCTGGTCGAGGTGCGGGCCCTGGTCGAGCAGGCGCTGGAGCAGGGCCAGACCTATCAGCAGTTCGCGGCGGCCATCAAGCCGCTGCTGGTGAAGTCAGGGTGGTGGGGCATCCAGGAGATGGACGACCCCGCCACCGGAGAAACCAAGCGGGTGCAGCTCGGCAGCGAGGGGCGCATCAAGACCATCTACCGCACCAACATGCGCACCGCCCGCGCCGCTGGCCAGTGGCAGCGCATCGAGCGCACCAAGCGGGCCATGCCCTATCTGGTCTACCAGCTCGGTCCGGCCCGTGAGCACCGCGCCCTGCATGTCAGCTGGAACGGCATCACCCTGCCGGTGGACGATCCCTGGTGGCAAACCCATATGCCGCCCAACGGCTGGGGCTGTCACTGCCGGGTGAGACAGATCAGCAAGTTTGAATACGCCAAGCTTGAAGACACCCAGGGCTATCAGTTCGCCGCGCCGGCAGATGGCACCAAGGAATGGGTGAACACCCGCACCGGGGGAGTGGAGACCCTGCCAAAAGGGATCGAGCCGGGATGGAACTACAACCCGGGCAAGAGCCGCGAGCAGGCCCTTAATGCCGACTTGGCAGCCAAGGAACAAACCATGCGTCAGGCGCTCTCAGCGCCTCTGTGAGCGTTTTGGGCTACCAGCGTATTCATGAACTGGCCCAAATAGAATCTGGCGCTGTTTAAAGGTGGTTTAAAGATGGTGTGAGGCGGTGGAGAACCCTCGATAATGGCCCCGCCTCCCCCTGTGCTGGATTGCCCCTCTTCTCGTCCGTCAGGATCCTGTGTACCCTGTTGATGTCCGGTCATCACCCCGCCCGGGCATCTCTTCCTCGTTACCCCATGCCGCCATCCGGCGAAAACCGTCACTCACATCGCCATGACCCTTGGCGCCATGCTCTCAACGTCCACACACATACCGTGTTCCATTCAACCCAGCCACCTGGCGGGAGGTTGTTATGTGACGGAGCGAGCCATGCCCAAGATCCACCTTGCCCTCTGCTTTGACTTGTCGCGCCAGACTGTGCGTAACGAAAAGGTCTGGCTGCCGCTGGTCCCACCCGGGGTATTCAGCGGCAATGACGGGCGCACCTGGAACAACAGCAACCCGGATGCCGTGGTGGCCTCGTTTACCAAGAAACGCCCGTTCGACGTTGAGCACGCCACCCACATCAAAGGCCCCAAGGGCGAGAAGGCCCCGGCCGTCGGCTGGATCCTCGCCCTGCAGAACATCGGCGGCGAAGTGTGGGGCATGGTGGATTGGAACAGCGAAGGGCGCGAGATGCTGGAGAAGAAGGAATATGCCTTCTACTCCCCGGCGTTCACCTTCGACGACGCCGGTACCGTGCTGAGCATTGCCAGCGTCGGCCTGACCAACGAGCCAAACCTCGATCAACTCCCTGCCCTGAACCGTGAGGAAACTCCAATGCCCTTGCCCGTTGAACTGACCCAAGCCCTGGGTCTGGGTGCTGATGCGGATACCGCGTCCGCGCTCACCGCCATCAATACCCTCAAGGCCGATCACCAGCTGGCCCTGAACCGTGCCGCTGCTGGCCCTGACCTGACCAAGTTCGTCCCGAAAGAGACCTACGAGCTGGCCCTGAACCGCGCTACCACCGCCGAGGACAAGGTCAAACAGACCGAAGATGCCAAGCTGGGTGCCCTGGTCGATGACGCCATCGCCGCCGGCAAGATCGCCCCGGCCAATAAAGAGATGTTCCTCGGCATGTGCCGTGCCGAAGGCGGGGTCGAGCAGTTCAAGAAGTTCGTCGAGGCCGCGCCGGTCATCGCCGATGCCAGTGTGGTGAATACCACCACGTTGAAGCCGGGTGCCCTCAGCACCGACGAACTGGCGCTGTGCCACAAGATGGGCCAGAAGCCCGAAGAATACCTGGCTGCCAAGCAAGCCATGAAAGCCAAACAAGGGGAGTAATCCAGCATGGCCTTTACCACCGCACAAATTCTGGAGGCGTTGACCGTCTCCATGTCTGCCTCCTACACCCGTGGTCTGGGTGCGATTACCCCGCAATGGAATCGCGTGGCCACTCAGGTGCCCAGTGCTGGCAGCTCCAACTTCTATGGCTGGCTGAAAGACTTGCCCGCCATCCAGGAGTGGTTGACCACTCGCCAGTTGGTCGAGGTGGGTAGCCATGGCTATCAGATCCTCAACAAGACCTTCGAATCTTCGGTCGTCATCAAGCGCGAAGACGTGGAAGACGATCAGATTGGCAAGTATTCGGTCATCTCCGAAAACTTCGGTCGTGAAGCGGCGCTGTTCCCCGACAAGAACGTCTATGCCCTGCTGGCGGCGGGTTTCGCCACCCTCTGCTATGACGGCCAGAACTTCTTCGACACCGACCACCCGCTGGATACCACCCCGGCCACCACCTTCTCCAACGTGGTGGGGGATCCAGGCACCGATACCGGCGCTCCCTGGTTCGTCATCGACGATATGCAGGTGGTCAAGCCCATCGTGTTCCAGGAACGCCGCGCCTTCGACTTCCAGACCATGAACGCAACCAGCGAATACACCTGGTTCAACAACAAGTTTGCGGCGGGCGTCGATGGTCGTCATGGCTACGGATTCGGCTTCCCGCAGACCGCCATCGGCTCCAAGGCAGTGCTGGATGCGGCGAACTTCGAATCGGCCAAGACCAAGCTGGCCAGCATGAAGAAGTCCAACGGCACCCCCATCGGTACCATGGCCCGTGTGCTGGTCGTCGGCCCGAGCAACGAAGCGGCAGCCCGCAAGCTGATCAAGCGCGAGTTCCTCGATAACGGCGAGAGCAACATCTACTACAACAACGTCGAGATCGTGGTCAGCCCGTACCTCGTGTAACCAGTCATCTGATGTAACCCACCCAGTCGGGGTGGAGCTGGCAGCACCATAGCGACGAAGCCCCGACTGTTTGCCCAACCTGGAGAACTCCATGGCCACGACCACCAAAGCGCTGAGCCCCGATGCTTGGGTGCTGGTCTCCGCAGCTGGCAGCGGCACCCTGGAAAACCAGACCAACCAGTATGTGCTCTATCGCGCCGACGCATCCTTGCCTGACCCGAGCGTAACTGTGGGCCACAAACTGATGCACGGTCAGCGTGAAAGCTGGAGCTTTGATCCCGCCCAGAATATCTATGGCCGCCTGGTGCAATCCGGCAGCGGCGTGCTGGTTGTGACAGAGGGCTAAGCCATGCCATTCGGGAAGGCGTTCGTTTACCAGGAGCCAAAGCGCAAGAAGAGCGAGGTCTATTGGTCAGGCCTGACCGGCGTGGTGCTGTCTGCCGACACCGATTACAACCTGGTCACCTTGCTCAAGGGGCTGCCTGCGCCGGCGTTCGGCACCCTGGCGCCGTTCTTCAACACGGTGAGCGACAAGCTCAACGCCTACAACGACAACGCCAGCCTGATGTTCAAGATCAACCTGGCCGGCACCTGGTCGGCGGGAACGAGCAACCGCAGCATGCAGCTCGATTTTGTCGGGACCAATGGCAACCGCCTGGTGGCCAGTCGTGACGCGGCGGTCACCACTGATGTGATCACCATGGCCACCTTTTTCAGCATCGACCGCGATGGCGGCATCGTCACCAATGGGACGAGCCCGATCATCCGCAGCAATGGCGGCAGCTACACCCTATCGGCGGTGCTGCTGATTGCCGAGCAGGCCACAAGGCAAACCCTGATTTCGGCGGTGTAATCCGCCTGTATTGACCCTTTAAAGGAGCATTGAAATGGCACCTCGCAAGCAAGTAGACGACAAAAGCCAGCCGCTGGCAGCGGCAGCAGTGGGCGCAGGTACCGAGCCGGTGCAAGCGCAAGCCGAACAGAAGAAAGACGGGGTTGTGTTGGTAGACCCCGCCGCAGAAGCCGCCCGCCTGGAAGCAGACCAGCAGGCCGCCGCCAATCAGGTCAATGCCGACTGGCTGCTCGGCCAGTTCGACGTCAAGGCCAAGTCGCCGGCTGGCTTCTGGCGCTGCCAGGTGCACTTCCTGCACTCCAGCCCCACCCGGGTGTTTGTGGTCGAAGACAAGGCCGCTGTGCCCCATGACCACGACTGCGAGATCCCGTGCTGCTACCTGACCCCGGAAGAGGCCAAGCGCGTGCATGGCGATCCCTGGCTGGTCTGCACCGAAATCGAAGTGGTGGGGGCGTAGTCATGGACATCAGAGAGCAAGCGGCCGCCGTCACGTTACCAGCGGTAACGCTGGTCAACATCGACAAGCTGATGAAAACCACCAACTCCATCATTGGCCAAATGCAGAACGAGTTGATGCCGTTGGTCAATGAACTCGGCGGTGGGGGTGATAAAGAGGTGTCGAAACTGCTGGAAAACGCAGCGGGTTGCCTGTTGGCACTGGCCTCTTCTGTTTCAGGCCAAGCCTTGGTCGGCAGCTACATCAAGGAGTAACTGATGGCCATCTACGCGACGAAGCAGGACCTGATCGACCGTGACGAGGGCATGCTCTACAACTTCGCCCTCGACCGCTCGACCGACACCCTCAACGACACCTGGATCGATGAGGCGCTGACGGCCGCTGATGACGAAATCAACGGCTACCTGTCTCGCCGCTTTGTGCTGCCGCTGCCGACCGTGCCGGATCTGCTCAAGCGCCAGGCCATCGTCATCGCCTTCTACTGGCTGGGCGATCGCGATCCCCAGGTCACCAACCTGCTGCAGGATCGCTACGACCGGGCTATCGCCAAGGTGAAAGAGATTGCGGCCGGCAAGGTGGATCTGGGCCTGCCCACCCCTGACATGCCGCCAGAGGGCGCGGTCGGCAAGGTGGAGCTGGTGCAAGAGGGCGAGCGCTTGTTCACCCGTGACTCGCTGCGTGGGGTGCTCTGATGGCCGTCTCGGTCGAGGTCTCAACCCATGGCGTCGAGCTGGCGCGTTATCAGCGCCTGCTCGATACCCTGGGGCGCAGCGACCACAAGGCAGAGCTGCTGGAAAGCATTGGCGCCGTGGCTGAAAGCCAGACCCGCCGCCGCATTAGCGACGAGAAGACCGCGCCTGACGGCACACCCTGGGCGCCCTGGTCAACGGACTACGCCAAGACCCGCCACGGCAACCAGAGCCTGCTGCAGGGCGACGGCGATCTGCTCGACAGTATCGAGTACCAGGTGCAACGCAACAGCGTGCGGGTGGGCTCGGCGCTGGCCTATGCCGGGGTGCATCAAGACGGATTCAGCGGTGCCGTGAAGGTGCCCGCCCATATCCGCCGCATCACCCAGGCGTTCGGCAAGGCGCTGTCCTTCCCGGTGTATCAGTCGGTGGGGTCGTTCACCCGCCAGATGGAGATCCCCCAGCGCCAGTTCCTGGGGCTCTCCAGTGACAACCAGACCGAGCTGCTCGCCGTGATCGGCGACTTCTGGCAAGACGTGATGAAGGAGGCAGGCCTATGAGCCGCCCGGATTTTGGCACCATTGGCAGCACTGTCTCGGCCTGCGAGGCGGTGGTGCAGTACCTCAAGCCCTACCTGGAAGCGACCGGCCCCGGTGCCAATCGCAAGATTGACCGCGTCCAGACCGTGGAGCGCCATATCGGCCGCTTCAACGAGGCGGACGACATCAAGCGCTGGATGAGTGGCAAGGAGGGCGGCATCCGCATCTGCGCCCAGCGCGTGGTAGCCATGCAGAACCAGGGAAGCCGGTTGATCGGCACCATCGAGTTCGTCGCCTTCGTCTTCTGCGCAGAACAGTTTGCCTATGCCAAAGACCAGCGGGCCGAGGTGATCGCCTGCCGTCTGGCCAAGGCGCTGATGCTCAAGGGCGGCTGGGTCGGTACCGGCGCCAGCTCGGTACCGGAAGCGGTGCGGGCTGACAACCTCTACACCACCGCCATCGACAAGCTGGGGTTGGCGATCTGGTCGGTCACCTGGCGCCAGGACTGGCCGCTGGATGAACCCATCGACGAAGCCACCCTGGACGACTTCTTGCGCTTCAACTTCAAGGCCGAACTGGCCGATGGCGCCCCCGTCTGCGAGGCAATGATCGAACTGCCTGGCCCCACCCCCTAGGAGCACCCGTGGAACTGTACCTGAAACCGAAAGAAGGGCTGAGCATCCGCAAGCCGGATGGCAGCAAGTTGGCTGCAGAGGGTGAGCGGGTACCGCGCACCAGCTTCTGGCTCAAGCGGCTCGCCGATGGCGATGTCGAGCATGTGAAACCGGCCGCCAAGGCCACCAAGAAACCGCAAGTGAAGGAGTGACCATGGCTCTCGGAACCATCCCCAGTGACGTGCGCGTGCCGCTCGTCTATATCGAGATCGACAACAGCCAGGCCCTGAGCGGCAACATCGCCCAGGATCAGAACGTGATGCTGTTCGGCCAGATGACTGACGCGGGCGGCGATGCCGGTACCGCCACGCCGCTGCAGGTGGTCGAGGTGCCGGTCAGCGAATCGGCCATCGATAGCCTGTTCGGCGTCGGCTCCATGATGGCGCTGGCCGCCAAGCGCTACCGCAAGGCCAACAGCTACACCCGCACCTTCGCCTTGCCCATCGGCGATATCAGCGCCGGCGCGGCCGCTGCAGGTTCGTTCAAGTTCACCGGCCCCGCCACCCAGGCGGGCACCCTCTATCTGTTGATCGCCGGCCAGTTGCTGCAGGTGGGCGTGGCCGCCGCAGCCACCGCTGCCACCATCGCCACCAACGTGGCCGCCGCCATCACCGCCACCAAGAACCTGCCGGTGACTGCCGCCGTGGATGGGGTAGACACCGCCAAGGTCAACATCACCGCGAAATGGAAGGGCCTGACCGGCAACAGCATTGACCTGCGTTACAACTACAACGCCGGCGAACAGCTGCCGCCCGGGGTGACCATCACCACCGTGGCAATGACCGGCGGATCCGGCGCGCCCGACATGGCGGCCGTCATCAGTGCGATGCCCGATGAGTGGTACAACCACATCATGATGCCGTTCAACGACACGACCAGCCTCAATACCCTGCGTGACGAGCTGCTCGAACGTTGGGGCCCGCTCAAGATGAGCGAGGCCATCGCCTATACCGCGTTCCTGGGTACCTACGGCGAGACCATCACGTTCGGCGAGGCCCGCAACGACTTCCTGATCTCCTGCATGGGCACCAGCAAGTCGCCGAGCCCGGTCTGGGAGTGGGCGGCAAGCTATTGCGGCACCGCGGCATATCACCTGGCCATCGACCCGGCGCGGCCGCTGCAGACCCTGGTGCTGCCCGGTATCCTGGCCCCGGCCAAAGCCGATCGCTTCGCCTTCGACGAGCGCAACAACCTGCTGAAATCCGGCATCGCCACCCATCAGATCCAGCCCGGCGACGTTGTGGCCATCGAGCGCGAGATCTCGATGTACCAGCTCAACAGCTACGGCGACCCCGACCCCAGCTACCTGGACATCACCACCCCGGCCACCCTGGGCAAGATGCGCTATGACATCAAGGTGATGGTCACCAACCGTTACCCGCGCCACAAGCTGGCCGATGACAACGTGCTGCCGCTGCTCGACCCGGCGCAGCCGGTAGTGACGCCGCAACTGATGAAGGAAGCCATCCTGGAAGTGGCGCTCGGCTGGGTATCCAGCGGCCTGATGGAAAACTTTGACCTGTTCAAAGAGACCCTGGATGTGACCCGCGACACCAGCGATCGCAACCGCCTCAACTGCGTCTGCCACCCGGACGTTGTCAATCAGCTGCGCGTCTTCGCAGCCCTGATCCAGTTCAAACTGTAAGGAGACCACCATGGGACAAATCCTGGGTGAAGTGACCATTCGTGTGAATGGTAAAGAGCTGAAAACCAAGACCGGTTCAACAATCAATCCAGGCGGTTTCACCCGCACCCAACACACTGGTGGCGGTAAAGTTCGCGGCGTTAGCAAGCGCTACACTGCGCCCAGCATTGAGACCGTCATCGCCGCTGATGAAGATGTCGATGTCATCGAGATCAACGCCATCGAGAATGCGACCCTCACCTGGGAAGGGAATAACGGCGTCAAATATATGATGACCGGAACCTCCGTGGCAGAGCCTGCCACCCTGCGAGAAGAGTCTGGCGATATCGCGGTCACCTTCTTCGGTGACAAGGTAGTGGGGATCTGACCATGGCCTTGATTACCTTCCAACTCACCCACGGAATACCAGGGAAGACGATGGGGGGCGGCGACGAGCCGCTCCTTTATCGTGAAGTCGGCCTGCGTGAACTGACCGCCGCTGACCTGATTGATGCCCAGCTCGATGCCGAAAAGGTCGTAGTGCAGAACGGTAAGGCGATCGCTTATACCAGCGATGTGCTCTATGGCCTGAACCTGCTTTGCCGTCAGGTGGAATATATCGGCGAAATACCGGGTCCGCTCACCATCAATATGATCAAGAAAATGCATGTCGATGATTTCGGGCTGCTGCAAGGCAAAGCCCAGGAGTTGGATATGGCGTTGGCCGAGGCATTGGCAGAGCGGGGGCGATCTGATTCAGCTGGCTGACCCGGTCATGGGGATGATGTTGGCCATGAGCAAATATATCCCCACAGCCGAGCTGAAATATTTGCCAGTGCGCCACTTGCTGCGCCGTTTTGACCAATTAAAGCAAGCCATCACGCCAAGAAAATAAACAGGAATCGCCATGGCCAAGCAACTCGTCACCGATATTGTCATCAACCTCGCGGGGAACTTGGCCACTAAGTCGCGGCAATATTCCCAGAGCATGGGCCAGTTCGCCGCCAATAATCAGCGAGCAATGAACATGCTGAAGATGTCGACGGCGGCCGCTGGCCGTGGGATCGATAATCTTGGCAATCGCTATGTGGCATTGGGAACGGCGATGGTGGGTGGTGCAGCGGTGAGAGGCTATGCCCAGCTCGACCGCCGGATCTCCCGCATCGCCATCGCCGCCGACATCAGCCGCGATAAAGCCAAAGAACTGAAGGACGAGATCAACGCCGTCAGCAACACCAAGGGCATCCGCATTGACCCGAACGAAGCAACCTCTGCCATTGAAGAGATCCTGACCAAGACCGGTGACCTGGAATACGCCTGGGCCAACCTGCCCAACATCGCGGCGGTGATCCAGGCCACCGGCGCTGGCGGCACCGAGGTCGGCGGCATCTTCACCGAGTTCAAGAAGCTCGGCATTGATACCAGCGAGGCGGCCATGCGGGCCATCGATACCCTCAACCTGCAGGGCAAGCAGGGCGCCTTTACCCTGGCTAATCTGGCCAAAGAGGGTCCCAAGATATTTTCTGCCTATGCCGCCACCGGCCGGGAAGGGGCCGCAGGTGTCACCGAGCTGGGCGCCGCCTTGCAGGTGATCCGCCAAGGCGTTGGATCTGACGCTGAGGCCGTGACGGCCTTCGAGTCCATCATCCGCGATATTACCCGCCCCGAGACCGTCAAGAAGCTCAAGCAGTTGGGCAATATCGAAGTATTCGACCCCGAGCAGCTCAAGCAGGGCAAAGAGGTGATGCGCTCCCTGCCCGCGCTGATTGAAGAGATCGTCACCAAGTCTGGCGGCCTCTCCAGCAAGTTGGCCGATCTCAATCTGACCGATGAGGCAAAGCGGGCCCTCAAGCCGGTGATCGCCGAGTTCGTCCAGACCGGAGACGTTAAGGCGTTCGACGAGTTCCTGGCCCTCTCCGGCGACGGTACCACCACCCTCAACGATGCCGCCGTGGCGGCTTCTGACTTCGCCGCCAGCCTGCAACTGGTCAGCAGCAGTTGGAGCCAGTTCGCCAACAAGCAACTGGCCGAGCCCATCGCCGAGCTGGCCGATGCCATCAACAGCCTGGAACCGGATGCCGTGCAGAACTGGCTGGAGACCGGCAAGAATATCGCCCTGGTGGTCGGCGGCCTGGTGGCCGTCAAGAAGGGGATCGATGCGGTCAAGTGGACCAAGGGCGTCTGGGATGCGGCCAAGCCCAGCAAGGGCGGCGCAGGCGGTTTGGGTGGTGCCATGGCAGACCTGGGCGCGACGCCGGTTTATGTGGTCAACATGCCGGGTGGTGGTTTTGATATCCCAACAGGCGGCCCAGATAAGCCAGCAGGTAAAGTCCCGAAAGCGTTCAATGCCCTCAAGAAGATGGCGCCAGGATTGCTGGCAACAGGTTCATTTGGCCTTATCTATGCTGCCAGCCAAGCAGAAGAAGCGCAGAGACTGAAGGCCGAAAGCGATGCTGCTCAAGTATCAAGGGCGACGCTACCTACAGCACCCATGCTGAGTAATGCAGACGCCTTTGCCATGATGGCGCAGCAATTACAGCAAGAAGGTGCAACTGGTTTGTCAGGCAGTCGGCAAGATGGGTTTGAGCAGAAGGTGAATGCCTCCCTCGATATCCGCGTCAGCGATGATCGCATTACCGTCCGTACCCGTGACACTGCCCCAGGCCTCCAGGTGCGCGTGGATAACGGCCCGTCACTGATGCCGTAAGGAGGCTTTGCATGAGCTTTGAAGAGCGTTTGACTGCCTCCATTCGGGGCGTGGAGTTCCTGCTGAATACAGTGGACGGCAAGGGCGGACGCCGCGCCATCCCCCGCGAGTACCCCAAGCGTGAAAGCGGCTGGACCGAAGACAACGGCGCCTCGATCACCAACGAGCAGATCACCGGCAAACTGGTCGGCAAAGACTATCTAGCCCAACTGCGTACCCTGCTCGATGCCCTGAACCAGCCGGGTACCAGCGAAATGATCCATCCCTGGTGGGGCGTGCGCACCGTGCAGGTCGGCGAGGTCAGCCACCGCCTGGACAACGAAGAAGATGGGGTGGCCTATGTCACCTTCACTGTGTGGGAGGCAGGCACCCGCCTGTTCCCCTCTGCCGCCATCGATACCGCCGCGACCCTGGGCAATGCGGCAGCGCTGGCCCAGGGTGCCACCGAGCAATCCTTCCTGGACAGCTTCCTGACCGGCATCGACAACATGGGCCCCATGGTCGATACCCTGCTGGATGATCTGGACGAGCTGACACGCGGCTTGCCCAGCCTGCCGACCCAGTTTCGAGAATGGACCGATCGCCTGATGCGGGCCAAAGACAGCGTGGGTACCTTGCTGGCCTACCCAGGCGAGCTGGCCCGCGAGGTGACAGGCATCGTCGAAGACATCAAGGGCGTCGTCACTGACCCCATCCGGGCGCTCTCTGTCTATGACCAGGTGATCCGCCGGTGGGATGGGATGCGGGCAGAACTGGCGATCACCGGTGGCCTGCCGAGCGGCATCCTCAGCGATGCCACGACGGGCAGCGCATCGTCCGTTCCCACCCTCGACACAGCGGCAGAGCAAAGCGCGGCCCTGGCCAATGGCGCCGAGTTCACCAAATTGGTGATCCGGGCCTCGGCCACCGCCGCCACCAGTGCCATTGCCAGTGCCAACTTAGGGGAAGATCGCGACTTCACCAACGACTCGGCTGGCACCGTCACCATCGGCCAATCGCTGACCGGTGACCAGGTCAACAACCCGCTGAGCCGCCCGGTCGTGATGAACGGCGTAGTGGGGGCTGATCGCAACGTGCAGCTCACGGCAGACGATCTGGAGCGCATGGCCAATGAATGGGCCAACCGGCTGGCCGAGCTGGCGGCCGAGGCCGTGGAAGCCGAAGAGAGCGAGATCTGGCGTGCCCTGCGGGATCTGCGCCTCGCGCTGTTGAACGATAGCCGCGAGCGCGGTGCCCAGTTGCCCCGCCGCCGCCAATTGGTGCTGGCCACCACCACCCCGTCCGCCCTGCTGGCATGGCAGCAGTATGGCGATGCCGAGTATCGCGATCGCCTGGTCAGCAGCAACGCCTTGCGTGATCCGGCCTTCATCACCCCCAGCACCCGGGTGGATGTGCTTGACGAGGTGACCAATGGCTGAGCCCATCACCCTGCGCGTCGATGGTCAGATCTATGGCGGTTGGCAGCAGGTGCGCATCACCCGCAGCCTGCGCGATATCGCCGGCGATTTCGAACTGAGCCTGACCCGCAAATGGAAGAACGTCGACGAGATGGTCATCAAGCCGCTGAGCGCCTGCACCGTGCATATCGGCAATGACCTGGTGCTGACCGGTTACGTCGATGACTTCATCCCCAGCTATGACGCCCGCGAGGTGAGTTGGGTGGTCAGTGGCCGCAGCAAGACCAGCGACTTGGTGGACTGCTCGGCCATCTACAAGACAGGGCAATGGACGAACGTCAAACTCGACCAGGTAGCCCGCAATATCTGCGCCCCGTTTGGTATCGAGGTGGTGGTGGAGTGTGACCTTGGCGATCCTTTTCCTCGCCCAACTATCGAGCAGGGAGAGACCTGTTTTGAGTTTCTAGACCGTCATGCCAAGCAGCGTGCCGTGCTGCTCACCACCAACGAGCTAGGCCAGCTGGTGCTGACCCAGGCCAGCGAGACCCCCATGGGGGCCAGCCTCATCCTTGGCGAGAACATCCTGGCCGCCCGGGGCAACTTCAGCATGCGTGACCGGGCATCGGAATGGATCGTCAAGGGCAGCAGTTATGCGGGCGGGGCGACCTGGGATAACGCGGCCCCCGCCACCATCGGGGGCCAGAAGGCCGTCATCAAAGACCCTGATGTGACCCGCTATCGTCCCCGCATCATCATCGCTGAAGACATCACCACCGTGGCAGGGGCCAGCAAACGCGGCCAGTGGCAGAAGCAGCGCAGCATCGGTGAAGGCACCCAGACCGAGATCACGGTCGCAGGATGGCGCACCCAGGGGATGGAAGGCGAACAAGGGCCGCTTTGGCGCATCAACCGCATGTGCCCCATCAAGGACGATATCCAGGGTCTGGACGAGAGCTGGCTGATTGTCACCGTGACCCTGATGGAAAGCGACAAGAACGGCCGGGAGGCCATCCTCAACCTGACCCCGCGTGAGGCCATGCTGATCCCCGCAGAGGTCGTCAAGAAGCAGACCAAGGAGGTAACCACATGGTGACCCTGCGCGATGTGCAGAAGCTGATTGCCCCACTCTGGCGCCGGGTGCGTTTGATCGCAGACCGTGCCATCGTCACGGGCGTGACTGACTCGTTCAACCGACAGGGGCTGCAGCTCAAGGTGCTGGCCGACGAGGCCGCTGACGATGTCGAGCGCTTCCAGAACTACGGTCACACCAGCGTGCCGCCAGCAGGGTCTGAGGCCATCGTGCTGGGCATCGGTGGGGCCCGTGCTGGCCTTGTGGCCATCGCGGTAGAAGACAAGGGAGTGCGCCCCAAAGACTTGGAAGCGGGGGACAACTGCCTGTACCATCTGGAGGGCCACCGCATCATCCTGCGCAAGGATGGGGCCATTGAAATAGAAGCGAAAACCGTCACTCTCACCGCCACTGAAAAATTCACCATCATCTCCCCTGATAACGAAATTCAAGGTCCGCTGCATGTCACCGGCCCCATCACCTCTGATGAAGATGTGACGGCGTCAGGGATCTCACTCAGCGGTCATGACCATGAAGAGGGGGTTGGCGCCCCTGTGTGAGGGGCGATGACCACAGCAATCATCTGGAACAACGAAACCGGCCGAGGCGATATCGAGATCACCTCGGCCGGTTTGCGTCAGGATGATGGCCTGGAAACCCTGGTCCTGCAGATCCTCTTCACCGATGCCCGTGCCGACGAGTCCGATGTGCTGCCTGATGGCACCAGCGATCGCCGGGGCTGGCCGGGGGATACCTTTGCGGACGAACCCTGGGGCAGCAAGCTCTGGCTGCTCGACCGCTCCAAGCTCACTACCGATGTGCGCAACAAGGCTGTTACCTACGCGCAAACCGCCCTCGACCGCCATTTAAAGCCCGATTACGCCAAGCTCGTCACCGTCACCGGGTCCATTCCGCAATTTCAGATGCTGCAGCTCGATATCGCCATCACTCGCCCTGATGGCAGCGAACTGAGCCTGAGCATCAAGCAACGTTGGGAGGCGCAAGCCAATGCCGTATAGCGTGCCCACCTTGCGCCAACTTATCGCCAGTGGTGCGCTGGATCTCGAAGCCAGCCTGGGCACCGTGCTGCCCAAGTTCGGTATCGAGCTGGCGCTGAACGCGGCGGTCAGTGCCGCGATTCGTGACGCCTACGACCACCAGGCGTGGATCGTGCGCCAGATCATCCCGACCACTGAGTCAGACGATCAGACCATCATCGAGACGGCCCAGTTTGAAGGGGTCATCCGCAAGCAAGCCACCTATGCCGCAGGCCCTGCCACCCTCAACGGCACGGTGCCTGCGCCGGTCGGTACCGTGCTGCAACACAAGGATGGCCGCCAGTATGCCGTGACAGCCAGCGCCAGCCCCAGCAGCGGTACCGTTGCCGTGGAGGTGCAAGCCGTCGATGTGGGGGCTGGCGGCAATCTGGCCTCAGGCGAAGTGCTGACCCTGGTGACCCCCGTCCCTGGCTTGCAGTCCAATGGTGTCAGTGGCGACATCAGCGGCGGCGCCGACATCGAACCCATCGCCGAACTGCTCGAACGCCTGCTGTTTCGCAAACGCAACCCGCCCATGGGCGGCGCCGTGGCGGATTATGTGGCCTGGATGCGTGAAGTGCCCGGGGTGACTCGAGCGTGGGCTTATGACGCATGGCAAGGTGGCGGCACCGTGGGCATCAGCTGGGTTTATGATGACCGGGGCTATATCTTGCCGACCCCGACCGACAAGCTTGCCATGATGGAGTACCTCTTCCGCCATCCTGACCCGGCCACCGGTGTGCTGGTCGGTCGCCCGGGTGGCATTGAGCCGGTCGACATCGATACCCAGCTCAAGAGCACCGATTTGGCGATTACCCCCATCCCGGATACCGCTGACATCAGGGCCGCCATCGCCGCCAACCTCAGCGGTTACGAGCGCACCATGCAGCCGGGCAACACCCTGCTGCTCAGCAGCATCAGAACGGCCATTGGGTCAGCAGCTGGCGTCAAAGACTACACCCTGGATCTGGTGGCCGATGTGCCGGCCGACCCGGACGAGCTGAACGTCATCGGAGTGATCACATGGCCCACGCTGTAGAGCAATGGGGCGATGCCCTCCTGCAGCAGATGCCTCGTGGCCGAGCCTGGCCCCGTGATCCTGATGCCAACCTGCCCAAGTACGTCATGGGGTTCGCCAAGCGCCTGGCCCAGCTTGAACTCAGCGCCGACCAGCTGCTGCTTGAAATGCGCCCTGAGACGACCGTGCAGCTTCTCCCTGAATGGGAGGAGTACCTTGAGCTCCCAGAGTGTGATGCTGCTGTTCAGACCTTCGAACAACGCAGGGCCGCCGTGGTCGAGAAGTACCACCGCAAGGGCGGCCTGCAGACCTGGATGATCGAACAGATCGCCGCTGCGCTTGGATTCACAGTGAAGGTGTCAGAGCAGTGGCCGCACCATGTGCTGCGCGGCGTGACCTATCCCATCTACCCAACATCTACCCGCTTCATCCTGCGGGTGGATGTCTACGACCTGCCAGAAGAGCGCTTCACCGTCCTGGACAACGTACTGACGCCCCTGCGCGGCAACGCCCCCCTGGTGCTCGAATGCGTGCTCAATCGCCTGAAACTGGCGGGTTTCTACTACGACTTTAACTATATCGACTAATGCTAACCTTATGAAACTTGAGGGTGTATCTGTTAATGAACTATCATCGGCGAATATTTTAATCATATTTTGTAGCCAAATTGTTGATTTAGATTGGTTGCTAATATTGGCTGTGAGAAAAATGAAAATTAGCAGACGTGTTTTCTTGAAGATGGCGGCGTCAAGTATTCTGGTTACTGTCACGCCTACCCCTGTGCTAGCTCACTTGCAAAATGCCTCCAAACCTTCTCCAGTAGTTTGGCCAGACCATTTTTCGGTACTAAGCGGCGTATCTAACCCACTTATAAATAATCCGATAGTTATGGAGCGAGATAGGTGCCAATCCTCTTGCTATTAATGAAAATTTAACTATGAGGTGTAGCCATGTACTGGCCTGATACCAATACAGGTGTTGATGTTGAACCGGCCCGCAAACCTGTCGCATCGGTAGTGCGAAAATTCTTCACTGAAGGCGGTTCTGGGCAGCCGCCAACAGTCCCTGGAGGTGATTGGTTCAACCAGATCACTAACGAGCTGCTCAACGTGCTGGCCGCTGCTGGAATTGACCCAAGCAAGACCGATGATGACCAGTTGCTACAAGCGATCACCGCCATCATCAACTCCGGTGTGGAAGTGTCGGGGGGACTATCTGCCTCTCCCGAGTTCGTGGATATTCCTGCATATGAAAACGAGCTGTTCAATGTGCAGATGCAGGCGTTGTTGAATCGTTTGGCAAGTATCTCCGGCGCAACAACTATGGGAACGGCATCTGGCCAGACTGTTCAAACCGCGCTCGATGAAATCAATGCAGACAGGAATAAAAGCCTGCTTTCAAAAATCAAATTTAAGCGGCAGTTTGACAATGCGCCGTGGGGTCAACCAGGCCCTATCAACGTCTTAGGTGACAGCATATCTGAGGGGTACTTTGCCAGTTACGAGGGCTCCCCCATGGCTGGGACAGTCGGTGGGATGTATTACCATCGCTGGGTCAGTATCCTGGCAAGAATGTTTGCGGCAGAGTTCAACACGGGTCACTACATCACCTGTAACCCTAACCTCACCGAGTATGCAGGTGATGAAGACATCGTAAAAAGAACTGCTGTGAATGGGGCTTGGGCTTTGAAGAACACGGGCGCTTATACCTCTGATCTTATGGTTGGTCGGGCGCTGTGTTCTTCTATCCAAGGGGACTACATGGAGTTCACTTTCCCAGCGACATTTGATGCGTGCTGGATACATTACGTTATCCAGCCAGGTGGTGGCGATTTGTCCATCAGTCAGAACGGTGCCGCTCCCACCGTCATCTCATGTAACAATCCTGTTTTCACTTATGCTGTTGCCAGATTGGACGTGGTTTCCAACCCTCAAGGATACTGCGTTATTAGGCTGTCAAAAAGTGATTCAAGTGTCGGTGAGGTGGGTATTTCTGCAGTTTCCCCATCTCAGGGAGTCCGTGAAAGTGGAGGTGCTATCGATGGAGGTGGCTTGAATGTGTTTGCGGCGGGTGGCCGTAGACTTCAGGATTTGAGTGAAGCTGTTATTGCTGATGCCTGTCTCAATGCTTCGGCTCTCATCATGGCATTAGGGTTTAATGACAATACGCTGAATGGAGATGGTCAGGAGGTTGGCCGTGCCGCATTCACTCAGCGTATAGATTGGATTATCGAGTATTGCAACCTCTATGAAACCCCGCTCATTATTCCAGACTTCAGCTGGAAGAACACATCTGATCAGTTTACTCGAACAGAACTGAGGAGGGCATCTTCTGAGACTGGCGGCCTCTATATACCTCTTCCCGACATGCTGAAGAATGGTGCATTCCCTACAGAAAGTGAACGACTGGATTCAGGTTTATGGAAAGATGGGGCTCACCCTGCAAAGAAGGGCCACCAGTGGATTGCTGAAGCTATCGCTAAAAGCATCGGCCTTTCTTGTACAAGCAAGAACCAGGCATTGCGTTTCCACGACTATTGGATTTCGCTGCCTCTCACCGCCACTTACGCCAACATTCTCACTAACATTCCCCGTAACCTCGCGGCATATAAAATCAACGGCGACACAGTGCAACTTCGAACTCAGATCAAGTTGGCGTCCGGGGCCCCCTTCCCTGTAGGCGTGAATCAAGTTTGCGGCACGGCGGCACACTCCATGTTCTGGATCCGGCCACCAGTCAAACTTAACGCTTACTATTTGACCAAGCTGCATCAAGTCAATGAGAACACAGGGGTGTTGCAAGGTTTCTCTGCACTCAAGGGCGCCGATGCTGTCTCTGGTGTTCTCAGCCTGATCAGATCCACCGGCGTTTCTCTGGTGGAGTTCAATGGCGCCTCATCGCACGAAATAGACCGTTGGGAATCGTTCGATAACTAA